TAGGGCTTTGGCTTTGTCCATTTTTTTGCCTCTTTCTTTGGTTTGTCTCCCGAAGTTGGAACTGTAACCGTTGGAAATTCTCCAGTGTAAGGAACAAATTTTGGAATACCAAAACCGACAATCTCTTTACCTGCACCATACGAACGAACCTTCACCATGACCATTCCGCCATTGCGTTGGTCGCCTGTCCCGCTGGTGTTGCCTTCGATCGTCAAGCAAGTCTTTGTGTCAATTAGTCCGACAACAATTCCAATGTGTGAAATGCGGTCAACGCCGTCATGCGGAAAATCCATAAATGCCAGATAGCCTAATTGCGGCATTCCTGACCAGCGTTGAATCTCTTTGAATTTATGTGCGCCTTGCGCTGTGCCCACGACTGAATGAATCTTGACAGCCGCTTGCGCTGCACACCAATTGACAAACGAACCGCACCATGGCAAACCGTCAGCCTTTGTGAATTTGCCGTACTTTGTAAGGTTGTCGCCTTCCTCAACCGTGCCCACTTCAGCTGCTGCGATTTCAATCAACCGCGCATTTGTACCTTGCGGGTAGGTCATGACAACAACAATTTCGCTTCGGCTTCAGTAATTCCCAGTTTCGCGAGCAATGCAGCCTTTTCTGTTGCTTTTGCTGCGTTTGCTGCATTTTCGGCAGCAATTTTTTCGGCAGTTTGCACCGCTTCGGCTTGCTTGACTTTGACTTCAGCGGCAGTCAATTCAATTTCTGTAATTTCTTGGGTTTGGACGTTATGTTCAATTCTTTTCATTTTTATGCCCCATAGATTCTGTAATTGCCTGCCGTGAACGTGCCGCTTGTTGGTGCAACAACCAGACTTGAAACCGCACCAGCAACCTCAAAAACGCCTTGATAGTTTTGCGACATGTTTGCTGAATTTGAGTTGCGCACAAATGTTCCTTGCATTTCAAAATTTGTAAAACCTGACGCGCTTTTGCAATTTGTAAATCTAAAAAATAGATTTGAATTTGTGTATCCGCTTTTAACGTTTTCGTAAGTTGCCAATTCAGTTGCAGCATCTAGCCAATGCAGCGTTGTTGTGCTACCTTCTTGCACTAATGTGCCGAATCCATAGTATTTTGCACTACTGTCATTGTTTATGCGGCAGCGAAATTGTGCGCCTGCTGATAAATTTAAAGGTAGAATCATTAAAACAATGTCGTCGTAAGTGCTAAGGCTAGAAAAAGTCACACTAGACCCTGACAATGCACCCGACGCGATCAATGAAAGTGTTTTGTCGGCTGAAGGTGTTGCCCATTTAACGCCGTCGGCTTCAGCCGAATCAGCCGTCAAAACAGTTCCGTTTGCGCCAACGCCTTGTCTAACGAATGTGCTGGAACCAGTTGCAACAATAATGTCACCCTTTGTTGTCAATGCAGTTGCCATTGAATTCGTGACCGTGACATCACCAGAAGTGCCGCCGCCTGAAATACCAGTGCCAGCCGTGACCGCAGTAATGTCCCCAGGGTTTGCAGCCGCCCAAGTTGGAACGCCACCTGCAACGGTTAAAATTTGTCCTGTCGTACCGATTGCCAAACGCGTGTTTGTGTTGGCAGTTGCTGAACCATAAGCAAGATCGCCAAGCGCCGTTTCTGGATTTAATGCCTTGATTCGTGTGTCAACGGCTTGTCCAAAAACCTCAAAATCTGCTGGCAAGTCTGTGACTAAATCGGTCGCCGTCGGCATTTGGAACGAATAATTACTGGTCGGGTTCGTCACTTCATTTTCCTTTCGTTAAGCGACTATTGTCGCATTTTCCCAGTCTAAAGTCGGCGACACGCTATTCCAACGTTCCGTGATTGGCACGTCGTTCCAGCGCATTGCCTGCAATGAGTAGGCAAGCGGTGAAAGTAGCAAGGTAACCGAAAGTTGGTTATAGGACGCTTGAAACGACCAGCCCTCGACGAAACCTTGAAACGTTCCAGAATTCATGTTGAGCGGTAGATTGTTCAGCGCAATTGCCTCACCCATGAAAACGCCCAAAAGGTTGTCGCGGTCTGCGTCGTCCAATTCTGGGTTTGTTAGATCAAAAGTCACGTCGCTAAAAATTGGTTCAGGGTTTGCACGCAATGAAAGATAGAAGTTGGCTTGGGCAGTTGCGTCAGCTGCATTGTGAAGGGTTGTCGTAATAATCTGGGCAAGCGTTCCATAAAGGGCAATTGAAGCGGCGTCACTGGCAGACCGTTCGCTGCTGCTGGTTGCGTCGAATTTGATTGTTAAGGAATTTCGAACGTCGCCAACACGGGTTTGAATTTGAAGTCCAGCAGCACGCGCGTGATTTGCGTCAAGATCGACGTAACCGTTGGCTGCAAGATAAGTTGTTCGGTGCGTTGAATCTGCATAGCCAATGCGACCTTGCGCGTCCTCGTAAATGTACCCAAGACCTGAAGTTGCCAATGCTGAAACCAATGAATACACGTCGATTCGATCACTTGACCGCGCGGCTAATTCATAATTTCCGGGGGTATCTATTTCGCCCAAACCATTGTTTTCGGCGTTTGCCCACGTTGTCCCCGCTGGTGTGTACCCACCCCAAGTAACTGACCCGGCGACCTGCGCCCATGAATTGAACAAAACTGCGCTAAGAATCGTGTTGATTTGATTGCCGTCAAAATCTTTTGACAAAACGCCGTTGGTCAATACTTTTGGCAAACGTGCCAATGCGCCTAATGCCGTGATCGAATAAGTTTGCGTGAAAGTCGTCGAACCTACGTCACGCACTTCCAAACCAATGTCCACGACGTTTCCACCAAAAATTGAAATGAACGTGTTTGATGTGTTTTTGATTTGAACCGAAATTGTCGAATTGATTGAAACGGGAATTGTCGTTTGTGCAATGTCAATAAGTTGAAGGTTGACGTAACCCGCTTGGGCTTGCTCATAAATGTTTGTTCGACCGCTTCGAATGGTTAAGTTTGCCAAAACTGCGTCGGTGTATTCGACGCCGTCAATTTCAACCTTCCAAACGGGGTTCCACTGGGTCATGCAACACCCTGAATGTTCGAACCGCCACCTGTTCCGCGGTAGTAGGAATTATTCAATGTGTCAACGATCGTGCGCGCAGTGCCTTCCTTATCGATTGCACCGTTGACCGTGACGTTAATTGTTGGTTGCGCCGACGCAGCTAAAATGCCCGCAAGGGTGTTTGTGTTGACCCCTGAAGTACCAAATGCAAAAGGTCGATTTGAAGCGGCTTCAATGCCAGCAAGTGTCGTCGTGCCGCTAGTGAAGTTATCAAATGCCCCAGCAATGTTGGTAATTGCTTCGTTTGCTTTTTTGGCTACAACTGCGACTGCACCAGTGCCACCGCCACCGCCGCCTGTGCTTCCAGCAAAACCGCCACCGCCGCCCGCAGATGCCCCACTACCTGCCGTTCCACCACTACCTGCCGTTCCACCACCAGTAACAAAAGGCATGCCGTTTGGCATTGTTCCTGAAAAACCACCAGTGCTGGGAACACCTAAATCACTGGTGTCAGTGTCACTTCGTCCCGCCAATGCGTTTGCGCCCGCCAAAACCGCAGCAGCAAGTGCCACTGCACCGACGCCAAGTAAAGGGTTTAACGCGAACGCTGAAGCAACACCAGCAACGATCGACGAAGCCTTTAAAGCATTGTAAGCCTTGATCAATGATTTAATTAAAGCAATTGTGCCCATAACTGCTGCACTAATTTTTGAAACAACAAACATGGTAGCAATTACACCAGCAACAATAATAATTTCATCTTTTAACGAAACAATTGTTTTCATAACCTTTTTAACTTGCTCACCAAACTTGAATGCACCGTCAGTTGCATTTTCGCTTGCTTCAGTCAAACTGCCTTGACCCGTAAGCCCATTGATGAATGATTCAAGATTAGGAACAACGGTTGCCAAAACGTAATCGGCTAAACGTTCAACCACCGGCAACAATGCTGCGCCAATTGATTCTTTTGCTTCGTCGGTTGCAATTTTGATTCGTTCAAATTTCTTTGCAGCGGTTTCAGCTGCGCCCTCGGCAAACGTGCCGTAAGTCTTCTCCAATGATTTGATGATTGCTTCATTGTCTTTTGATTTCAAAAGATTTGCGTCAAGTCCTAAACCAAGTTTTCCAAGCGCAGCGGTGTTGCCGTCGTATGCTTTACCAAGCGCGTTTGCCACCGTTTCAACGGGTTTACCAACCGCCGCACTAAGATCAAGTGCCAGATTCAACAAACGCTGGGCTTGTTCGACATCAGACGTACTTCTCACCAAACGGCTGAAGGCTGGGCGCAATTCGTCGTCGGTCACGCCAATGGCGATTGACGTTGCGGTTATGTATTCCTCAACCCCTGCAATTTGTGCAGCGGTCGCGTTGGTTGTTGCCTTAATTGTCTCGGCAAGTTTTTCCTGCGCCAACTGGTCTTGGGCTGCTGCCTTTACGGCGTCGGCTGCAAATGCCAGCGCGGCAGTGCCAGCGACGGCAAACGCCAATGCAGCCTTTTTGCCAAATTCTGTTGCCTTATCGCCAAACGATTCGGTTTCTTTGCTGGCAGTATTTAACCCCGCAACTAGGTCTTTTGTTTCAGCGAGAATCGATAGTTTAAGGGTTCTTGAACCTGCCATTAGTCGTACCTCTTAACGATCGTCGAAAACGCCTGTTCCCACTTTTGAATGA